CATGAAGCGATATTCCGTAGTTCTGAATAATCTCAGGCGGAGTCACATTTAACAAACCGGAGTCTCCATTAAAACACACGTCACGTATATCGCCACTGGTTGGTGCTGACACAAGAATACGACTACCAGGCTCGCTCCAGGCTTTCCACCATGTCCACTCTGCTGCTAATCGTGTCTTTCCTGCTCCTCGGCCTGCAAGGAGCAACCACACTGACCACTCGGTCGGCGGTTCGATCTGGTGTGGTAGAGCAATCGTTAACCACTTCAATCGGGCTTTAAATGCTGCTCTCCACTCTGGCGACATTTGACTAAGCTCTTTATCGTGCTTCTGAATTCGCTCTGCCACTTTTTGAATCTGTTGTTCGGTAAGAGGCATGATGTGATTATAGCACGACTGCAGAGCTGCAGAGAGCTGCAGAGATCAGGGAAACAAAGAGCTATGCACTAAGTGTTTACTTTAGGTACGAAGTGCTAAGTGTTTACTTTAGGTACGAAGTGCTGTACAGATACTAAGTGTTTACTTTAAGTACGAAGTGCTGAGGACTCAGAAGCTGACATAGGCGCCCCCGGCTGCAAAGCTTCGAGGTCCTATGAATTCTGAGGGCAAAAAGCCCAGAATCTAAGCCCAAAGCCCACAGAATAAGATCTAAGGCCCGTAGGCCTTAGATCTTGGTTTAAATATTATAGAAACGTAATATAAATATAATCTTTAACTTCTACTTCGCATACTTCGCTATCTTGATCAAGAGATTTAAGATATTCTAAAATCGATTTTTTCTCGATATTTACATAAATTTCACTATTCGAGATTTGAGCTTTGAGTTTAGATGGGAAACATTCGATGTTTTTAATTGCGAAAATCGTTTTCATGATTTAATGCCTTTCGTTTAGAATTAAGAATTTAAAAATACGTAGGTAAAATTTATTACCTAAGTACTATTATACACACTTCTACGAAATAGTACATAATTTTTTAAATATTTTTAATCTTTTCACATCGTGAAATAACTCATTTTCCTATGTACAAAGTGAAAATTTCCTGATATATACGCGCAACTTTCACGTTATGAAAGTGCATGTCACATAGTGAAATTTCATCATGTGAAAGTGAGTTTCATATTGTGAAATTTCAGCATATGAAAGTGAATTTCACGTTGTAAAAGCTCATTTCATCATGTGAAAGTTCTTTTCATCATGTGAAAGTTCTTTTCACGATGTGAAAAATCTTCAAATCTGATTCAGAACTGAGTCGGGCCTCTGCTCAGAATCTGAGCCGAATCTGTTCAGAGCTAGAGCCCGTTTGACTGAGCCCTGATTCTCGTTTGAGATCTGAGTCTGAGCTCTCAGTACTAAGTGCTTGAGCCCGTTTGGCTGTGGCCGATCTGAAGATCATTTTGGATGTCGTTCAGAATCTCCTGTGCGATAGAGTGTGAAGTCTGGACCTGAATGGCTCCACCATTGTTGCCCGTAAGCTCGATTTTGTTCCGTTCTGAGTACTTTTGAGGAAATCTGGCGGCCATAATTCGATTATATACACCGCCATTAAGTCTTGAAGACCCTGGGTTTTCGACTATGTGCGAAATACCTAGATCTTCCCAATAAGCCAACTCGAGCTCTTTAGCTGTGCGCAAGGCCAACAAAAATTCTTGGTGCTGCTCGGCCCAGTTATCTAGCGTTCCCCAATTCAACTTTAATTTTGCAGCAATTTGTTCCTTTGACATACCTTCTGAGCCCATTTGAATAACTTGTTGACAATATTCAGGCTTATACTTAGTAGGTCGACCAATTTTCTTTTCAATTACGTCATATTGCATGTTGTTTCCTTCCAAATGGAGTCTATGAGTTTATTTAATCTTGATGCTTTTATACCAAATGAACGAGCTTTGATGTGTTCAGGTGATAGTTTACGACCTTTTCTAACTGCTGATAATGCTGCGATATGTTCAGGCGTTTGAGGAATTCCTTTTTTACCTTTGGAAATATTTGCAGCATGTTTAGCTGATTTAGGTCTGCCTTTTAGTTTAATGCTGTTTAATCGACCATTTCTTTGTCGAGTTTCTAAAGGAAGACCGCATAAAGGAGAATCTTTTGTCGTTTCTATAGCTTGATTCGCGTATTTATTACTTTTCCAATATTGAAATGGAAGAGAATTAAGCCATTTCTTTGCTTCTGTTTCTGAGTCGAACCATTGTTGAAAAATAACCTCGACGTTGTCGCGATGATGGCCTCCGTGCTTAGCGCAATGTGCGATCCAATATCTACCACTGCCACAATACAAATTCATCTCAGTCATCACAGTTTGGCCTATGTACATCTTATCTGATGTTTTGTTTTTCATAATGTAATACCAGCGTGGTCGCCAATCGGTCATAATTTCTCTCCTTAGTGGGTGTGAAATTGATTGTAACACAAAGTGCTAAAAACAGGCACTATCGGTAAAAGTTACATCAGGATACAAAATTACACCTAGTCAAATTCATATATATAAAAATAAATTTAATAATAAAATTAAAAAAAAGTAACTCAGTAACTCAGTAACAGACCAACAGCAGCTTACCTCTCCCAAGTTACATAAAGTTACAAGAAATCTTCAATTCTGTTTACTTTTCAGTAACCTATTTGCTAAACTGTGGACTATGCTAAACTGTAGTATGTTCTGGTTACAAAAGTTACAAAATCTCATTTTTTGTAACTTTTTCACAGCCAATTTTGTAACTCATTTTCTACCCCATCTGTAACCTAGTTTCTAGGTTACAGATGGGGTTCCAATCTACCATTTCACAATGTGAAAGACCACCTACTATTTCACTATGTGAAATCAACGATTCTAATCTATGGTATAATAATATGGTAGTAACTTAGTTTTAGATTTCTTAATTCTTAACTCAAAAGGAGCTTTATATGTCAACCCCGATCAATTACACTCGGTATTTCAGTAGTGAAGCAGAATTGCTACAGTTTATTAAAAAATTACAAGCTGCCGGCATAGTACTTGGCGTTAAGCAGTCCAAGTATGGCAAAGTCCTTCAAATTCGTTAATAGGAGATAATCATGGACCAACTCATTCAAGAACTCAGAGATTATATTCACGATTTAGAAACTGTAATCGAAGAACAGCTAACTATTCCTCCTTCAGAAATGCGCAGATATTTCGAGGTGTCCGATTCACTCATTCATGGAGATCAGTAAACATATGAAACCTCATCAACAGTTTCACTTTTATGGTTCTAACTGGATGGAATGGAAGACATCTACTAATCTTCAAGAGGTTATTGATCATTTTCGTACCAAAGAAAATGCCAAACACAACTTTGTTGTGTGGTATGTTCCGCTTCCAACTAGTTCAACATATCAAATCGAGTGGTACGAACCACAAGTCGAAGGTCGTATCTTCCTCGGTTCTTACAACAAAAAGAAACGTGTCGACATTAAGCAAGAGGTAACAGAATGAAGTTCACTAAGCCCCTTAGTGAATCTGGTACGCGTACCAGATTCACCAAACTTTACAAAAATCGGTTTTACATTTATGAGTGGCAGCCACACCATTTCTACGTCTATGACACCAAAGATCCTAGCGGCAAGCCTGTTGGCTTTCCAAAAGATCCTGATTTCCCTATTTCAAGTTCACTTTTATCTACTGCACATTCTCTGTGCGATATGATCCTTAGAAAGGAGTCTCAAGTATGAAAATCACTCAGTTTCACGATTCTATTCCTCATTCTAGAATTAAACCTCGTTATAAGACTTCAAGGTTGTACTTCGATTATAAAGGCGAGACATTAATGGACGACTTACAGAACCGTCGTTCCAGACCCGCTGATCAACTTAAAGTCTTACTTCCAGAGATCTTCAAGCATTACAATATCAACCCTAAACATGCCAAATGGTCACAGTATGCCGGTTGTAATTGCCCTTGTAGTCCCGGTTTTATCCTCTATGGCGTTTATGGTAAGAACTATGCAGTCACAGTAGAAAAGGAATAAGTATGCATATCGATCAATTTCAATCAATTCAACGTGGTGGTTTTCCATATAGATGCAGCTATGATGCTACAGGAAAACGTTCAGACTTTCATTGGAAAGTCTATGCTCGTGACCTTCACCCTACCAAAAAAGACAATATCACACCTGCTGACGAGATAATGCATGTAACAGCAGCATTTCGAAACAAAAAAGAAGCTAAAGAATTTTTTGACTTGTACTTAGCTCCTTTAATCGAGAAAGCAATCCATGATACGTTTAAAGACGATGAAGAATACCAAAAAGTTTATCAACACTTTCCTAGATTTATATCTGCTAGATTGTATCGAGCAACAGAGCTGCTTAGCTTCATAGAATACTCAGATCTCAGCCCGCTACACCAACTAGCAGTCGATGAATATCGTAACTTTTGTCAACAACTTAAACAGGAGACGCCTCATGCGTGAATTTGAACTACCCCAATTAACCCCTGAAACCGAGTCTCAGATCTATGACATTCTCTCTGCTAGATTGGCTGTTAAGATCTTTCAGTGGTTTCAGGAAGAAGCGATTGACCATTTTGATTTTGCAAGAGAAGGAGACCTTATCACCGATCTGATTGATGATGAGGATCCAATGGATGTGCATTCCAAGCTGTGGCGCATCTCCACTCGTCGTTTTGCAAATATGCTTTTAGATCAATAACTTACAGATGCCAGACTTTGTACTTTGTTTCAGCTATTTCACATAGTGGTAAAACAAAGTACAAAAATGTGGTATAATGTATCATGTAGTAAAAATGTTGTAGTTTTATTTCTTAATTCTTAACACACAAGGAGCTTTATCATGGAATTATCACCTATTAACACAGAAATGCCAATGCCGGTTACAACCGCTGCTACTATTACTCAGTCTTCACTTGCTGATTTGTTTCATTCAATGTCCTCAATTATGCAACAAATGTCTTACAAAATCAGTCAATTAGAAGCTAAGCTCGAAGCTCAAGCACCAACAAGTATCGAAGAAACATTATCAGAGTTTTTAGTAAATAGTGAATTCGAAGATAGAGTCAACGAGCTTGTCGAGCACCATATGCGTTACGAGTTTGATATTGATAACCATGTCGATATTGCAGATGTTGTTCGTGATACACTTAACACTAGTCTCACCATTAGTTTCGATATTTAATTATGCCTTCAGCTCTTAAATATAAGACGCTAACTAAACCTAAGCACGTCTTCGTCCTCATCGACGAAGGCGATGTGCTTAAAGTTTACGAAAGCAAAATAGATGCTCAGAACGATGCAATCAAGTATGAGCTTACCGATTATTTCATACAAGAAACGGAGTTTAAATAATGCAAAAACCCTATGTTACACACAACGATCAACCCATTAGTATTCGTGGCACACATGGCCTAGCCCGTTTGTCCAATCTTTCATACGCCCGAATCGTCGAGATGTTCGGTGAGCCTTGCGATGATTTCGATGATTTTAAGTCCGATGCAGAGTGGACAATTCTATTTCCAGATGGTGAAGTAGCTACCATTTATAACTGGAAAAATGGTAAAAACTATTGTGGGCCCGATGCTCCACCTGTAGAAGAAATACGTGAATGGAACGTCGGTGGCTATACAACCGATGTCGTCTTACGTCTTCACCAACTTTTAATGAAAGAACCCACACATTATGCATAGCTCATTGTAAACTATGTTAAAGTAATACACACTTATTTATCCCCTCCCTAAAAGAGGGGTTTTTTAAACTTCAAAATTGGTACAGAGTCTATGAGACATATACAACAAACACCAACTCACTCGCACAAACAAAAAAATCCCCAATGTATGGCATTGGGGATCTAAGCACTTATATTAACTAAGGTAGTCCAATCGTTCACTTGTGAAGGAGTCATTGAATGAGTTTCAATGAAAAAACAATTAAACCAGAAACATTATATCACACATTTCTAAAAGATAGACAGTTTAATGACCAAGATGTACAGTCATTAGGTCTAGAACACCTCGACCCACAACAAACCTCACAATTGATGGGGTTCACAGTCTATAGTGCATCGATCAAGATTCCGTACTTTGACATACATGGTCAGCCTACAGACTTTAATCGAGTTCGTCTTCTGAACCCGATCGGAAAGATGAAGTACTGCCAACCGCGTCAGTCTGGCTCTCACATCTATTTTCCGAAAAACCCGTTATGGCCCTCAGCATTGACCAACTTACAAATTCCGTTAATCATTACAGAGGGGGAGTTTAAAGCACACGCCATTACCAAAGCGATTGTAGCAGAGAATCTGCAGTACATCTGTTTAGCGGTTCCAGGGGTATCATCATGGACAGACAAATCAGGCCTTCCTATGCACAAAGATCTCATGTCCATTCTTTATGAGAAGTCATTATCAGCCCGCGATGTGTACATTCTATATGACTATGATGGTAAAACAGATGATGGTGAGCCGAATGAGCAAGTGGCACTTGAAGAGAACAAGCTAGCTATTACACTTGCAGGACTAGGTGCTAAGGTCCACCTTTGTAGAATTGGTCGGTTCAAACCCGTAAAAGGACAGAAATATGCAATAGACGACCACCTATTGATAGGTGGAACATTGTCTGAAGTATTGATGTCATGCATAGAGCCGACAATGATGAAAAACAGTGAAGAGTATCGTTTATACACGGCTCGTACACAGTGGGCGATCTATGATGGACAATGGATTCGGCTCAGTGATGGTAAACAGTTTAATGCTCAAAGAATTCGTATTGAGCTTGCGAACCATACATGGATTCGGCCAGCTGCCAATGGTAGAACGACCACAGTAAAACTAACTGATGCATACCCTGCATGGTCAAAGCGTTTGAACCTACGAGGTATGGGTATGTACCCAAAACATCAAGGGCTTCGTATTACGCCGGACGGATACTATAACTTTATGAAAGCATGGAAATACGAGCCATTAGAAGGCACACCTACTCCATGGCTTGAGTGGTGCTCGTACTTTTTTAAGGATGCTCCAGAGTTTGAAGACTTTTTTCATAATTGGATAGCACAGATCATACAAAAACCGTGGGAGCGTAACAATACTACGATTCAGATCATTAGCCCTAAGCAAGGTATTGGTAAGTCATTTAGTATTGGTTGGATCGCAGAGATGATGGGTGACATGGCACTCTCT